GTAGGATAGCGGTTCAACGGCGCAGCAGGGTTCCAGTCAATCCCGCGAACACCAACAAGAAGCCGGTGCCGCGTGATGTAATCGGTCAATGCACTTCCGTTACCCGCGTGTGGGTCTCTCCAAAATTCATTGGGGATCTTTGGCTTTGCTTGACCAATACCTACCGCACCCGGCCGGAAGAAGATTACATCTGCAACTTCACCATCCGTGGTGCCAGGGCGGATCAGATACTCATCGTCAACTTCTACGAGGCGGATGCCCATATAGTTGGCGAAGCGCACGTTCTGCTCGCTGTCCGGCGTGAAGTCGATCAGATTGAGCTTCTGAAACCGCTTCATTACTTCGGACGGGATCATCGCCACGCCGAACTGACGCCAGCCGCGGCCGGCGAGGTGCAGCGTGTCGAGCACGGCCTCGGCGTCGATGCGGTTTGCATCGGTCGCACTATTGCCGGCCTCGGTCGCAAGTTTTAGCGTCATCGTTCCAGGACGAGTCGCCTCAACAGCGTCGAGCATCGACCGAACCATAAGTGCAACGCGCCGCGAGACGTGGTTCGACCAAATGGCGGCGTCGAAATCCGCGATTTGTGCTACGACATCTACACCAAGTTGGTCGCGAACCACGTCCATCGCCGAGAAGGCGTCGGCCATGTATTGAACGACCGCAGTCGTCGCACCGCTCGTAACCTTCTTGGTCTGGATCTTGTCGGCCGGATTGTCAGTAACCGTGACAGGATTACCAGTCGGGATGTTCCAGTGGCGCATCACATACGTGAAGCCCTCACCCTGGAGCATGTCGTTGTACTCTTGGTTGGTCGTGAACAGACCAGCCGCGGCGAAATCGTTGACCTGCGGGAACTGCTCCAGCGAGATCCGGCCGACCATGACCGGGTCGTAAGCCCGGACAATATCATTGAGCCGTGTAGTGTCACCCATTTGGGATCACTCCATAAAATCTAAGTTTGCGGAAATACGGCGCATCTCAGATACGGCCGGGCGCGATCTCAAATCGCTTAGGTAATACCCGCCTGGGCCATCATGGCGTTTGCCATTTCCGGCGCGTCGGCTTTCATAATCATCTGCTCGGTAAGGTTCCAAGTTTCCTTCTTCCAAGGATTCTTGGCCGTTCCATTGCCCCCTCCAGGGACACTTCTGGAACCCGATCCGGCTTTTACGTCACTCGCAAATACGCGCGAGAAGACGTCATTTGCCTTAAACTCCGCGACTAGGTCGCGGATACTGGCGGGGTCACCGCTCTTGTTGAGCAGCGGCTTGCCGTCAGTGCCCAGAACCTGGACTGCAAAGTCCTCGCCCTGAGCATCAACCTTCACCCGCCCCCGCAGATGCGGTAGCAGGATTTCCGGCACTCCACCTTCGGCAGTAATCGCCTCAGTGAGCCGGGTGTCGCCGATGTAGCGGTGCAGGTTCGCGTTCAGCTCCTTGATCCGCTCGTCGCGCTCTTTGATGAGGTTGTCCTTCGCTTCCAGAGCTTGCTTGTGCAGCTCTTTCAGCGCCTCAACATCACCGGACTGCTCGACCTTCGCGACCTTGCTGGTCTCTTCGGCCGCACGCTTTTCGGCTTCAGCTCGCTCGATTTCCGCGAGGCGGTCCTCAAGCTCCTTCAGCTTTCCTTTTTGCTTGCTGTTTTCGGCAAGCAACTCGTCACGTTTCGTGACCAATCCGGCATATTGTTCCTGTAACAGCGCCTCAAGCGCGGACTGGACTTCCGGATCGTCTTTGTTTAGTTCGGGCAAAATCTACCTTTGTCTCGGACTCGGGAAATCACTGCTCAGCAGTGACATCCCTATTTAGTCCGGGTTCTTGAGCTGCCGGCGCCGCGGCCATAATCGCCAAGGCTTCCGCAGCTTTTTGTTCCTTTTCGGCCTCGACATTCTGCAGCTCGGCCTCTACATCGAGATCGTCCGAAAGGAACGTTCGGCGCTTGCTCTCGATCAGGAACGTCCGATGGGTGATCATCCCCTTCTCGACGGCCGAGATCAGGTTCGGGACATCGGCGGTGTTCTGGGCGATGGCGAAGTTCGACTTGATGTCGACAACTCCGGTGTTCTGGACTCGCTGTCCGCCAAGATCGGCCATGTATCCGAGGATGCGTTCGATACCATCGGCGAAGACAAGGGCCGCGCTTTCCAGCCGACTCTTAGTATTGGTTTCGCCGACCATTGCCTCTGTTGCAGTGCGATCTCCTGACACGCCGGTGGGGATGAGGGGTTCGAGCGCGAGACGCGCCATCTTGTCTTCCAGAGCCTTGATGTCCTGGGAGCCGACATTGCTCGGGATTCCGGATGTCTCGACAAACTGGAACGAAGCGCCGGTCGGCAAATGGACAGCAACGCCGGGACCAACGGCAATCTCGACAGGATCATCGTTCATGCCCGTGAACACGGGAATGGGGACTCGGCTGAAATGGACAATATACCGCTGATCGGCGACGCTCTGATAGTGGGCGCGATTGATATGCGCGAGGCTTTCCATTAGCGGTCTCGCCGCCATGAAGCCGACAGGATTGACGTTGACTGCGACCAGCGGGAGATAATCTAGGCCGGTTTTACCCTCTCCGACGAGGTCGCCATTCTCTTCGAACAACCGCCAGCGACCGATGTCGAGCACACGGACCCGGCGCCGCGGATTTTGCGTGAACTCGTCCTGGCCCGGCGCGAAGTCGTTCTCCCAATACCGAACCTGCGTCAGCGAGAGGCGACCGTTCACAATCGCACACTGCCAGGCAAAGAGGTCGCGCGTCGGGATGTGGATGCAGTACGGGCGAATATTATAGCGCCGCTGATCGTAGAGGCTCGGCCGCGACGAAGTGACGTTCGTCGTGTCGGCCAGCAGGTAGCAAATGCCGTAGTGGATCGCATCCCGGAAGGCGCCGCGCATTACTCGCGCAGCGTGATTTCCGGCGAGATCGAAGTCCTCGATCCAGTCCTGCGGAAGGTCCGTTGTTATCGTTGGACTTTGGGCGAACGCCCGTCCTACATGGTTTTCCACCGCCGTCTGATACGCGGGCTCCAGATACGCCAGGGACGCCCGACTCTCATAGTTGTCGAGCGGTTCGTTCGGGCTCATCGGCAAGTATTGCCGGCGCCTGCGGTGCATCGCGGTCGTGCCGGCCATCAGGTCGTCGACCAGATCCCAATGCGGCAGCGCCTGAACGTAGGCGAGGTTTTGCGTCGTTAAGCCGCTCATAGCCGGAACCCGGTCGTGGTTGCCTGGCGTCGGCCGACGTAGGGGGCGAAGTAGTTGCAGAGATACCGCAGGCACGCGGTCGCGTGTTCAGCGTAGTTCTTCTCGTCGACGATGCTGGTGCCCTCCTTATAGCGCAGTGTCTTCAGCCCGCGCCGGAGTATCTTGCACCGCGGATGCACGTAGAGACTGGTCTGGCCGGCAGCGTTCTTGAGCATCATATTCACGTTCCTGACGCCCTCCAATACTGGCAAGTTGCCACCCGGCCTCTCGAAGATGTTCAACTTGAACTTCCGCAGGATTGTGAAGTCCGTATCGGTGACGGAGCTGGTTTTCCGGCTCCGTCCACTTTGATCCGGATGGATCAATATCTTGCGGTTCGGGTATCTATTTAAGATTTCGACGGCCATCTGCTCCGTGTTGGAGTTGTTGATGGCGATCTCGTCGAAGACGTAAAGCCCGTCCTTATAGGCGATGCCTATTTCGGCGCTCATCGGGCTGACGTTAAAGTCAAGGCCGATGTGCAACGTAGCATCGGGCGGAATAGGGATGTCCTGGCGCAGATTGACGACTTCGCTGTAGTTTCGATACACGAGGAGGTCATCGCTGAACTCAAACTGGCACAAGAACTCCTGATTGAACTCTTGTTCCGTCAGGGTCGGCTTCAACACGGTGTCGATGTATTCGTTCGTGTATAGCTTCGTGTCGTAGATCGACCATACTTGCTCGGACCACAATGGCTGCGAGCCGTCATTGGCCCATACGTGGGCATCCGCGAGAAGATTATCGGAATACTTCGCGGTACCTGAGACGATCAGTCGGCCATGCTCCGGATTGGCGAGATAGGCGTTATGGAGTGTCGGGAAGAGAACACTCTTGAAGTCATCAGTATCAATATCTTGGCTTTCGTCGCAGCAAAGTATCGCGGGGTGGATACCACGTTGACTTTCCACGTCCGAGAGCGAGATACACCAGATTGTACTGTTCGTCAGTCCAAAGTGGAACGCCATGTCCTGCCGGTTTGGGTTCACATCCGGCATTGATCGTGTGATCTTCAACATGTGCTGCCAGAAACTTCTCAGGATCAGCTTGAAGACCGGAGCCGCGTAGACAAGGTGAATATCTCGGTTGGTCATTGCCATCCGAGTCATGAAATCTGCAATTCCGAAAGTCTTGCCCGCGCCGCGGTGGCAAAGCAAAACCTGGAATCTGTTCATCTTATTGAGGTCGAACGCCTCACGTTGCCACATTCGTCGGGCCGGAAGGACGA